GAAAACGATTGTATTTTTGAGGGAAAAAGGAGTTTGCGTATAATATGGCAACTCAAAAACAAAGATTTCCACAATACAAACCGAATACGGATATCTTTACCTAAAAAGGACTATAAATACGGTAGGTGTATACGGCGCATTTGAAAACTTACCGCTTAATACGGAACGAATTGAAATAACAAAAGATTTTAAAGATTTTAACCCTAATTATTCTTACGCAGTTGTAGATGTAAAAAGTGGTGCAGGTCCCTTTGATACTGTTGGCTCCCTATGGTTATATCCCAACGGACAAACAATGCAATTATATAAGCCTGCGAATCTTTCAAGAGCTTATATCACAGGAAATTATGTCATACAGGCATAATTATTAATATGTACAGTTAATTACTCCTAAGCTCTTACAAGAGGTATGCAAATCAGTAAGCTGGATTTTGGTGCAAATCCTGTAAAACTAACTGTAAAAGGATTTCCTTTTGTAATTGAAGCTTCAATAGAGCTGTTACTTCCAAGTATAAGTCTTTGTACACTTGCATAAGTTACGCCTCCACTAGCGATATACAAGGAAGGTGTTTTGATAAACGTACTGTATCCACGATCTCCGATAAATATTAAGTATGATATTTCGTTATCGGATTTTGCTCCACCTTTTAATGTTAAATCATATGAACTGAGTGGATTATTATCGTCCCCAAGATTTTTGTAAAAAGTATTATGGCTTCCAAGATTGCCATATAAATAGTTAAGCGCTGCCGGTATCGTCCGCTGTCCGGCATCTAATGCAAAGGTTTGTGAGGTCAGTCCATTCAGAATCTGCTTCGTCAGATTCTCCAGTGTAATGATCCCGCCCTCATTCGTGGTGGGATCAAAGAAGATCAATTCTTTTCCTGCCGGTATTTCAGTTACTTTTGTAAGGTCATTCGCATTCTGGCCGTCTGCTGGTAATGCCATGTTCATTCTCCTCTCTTTTATGCAGCGTCTACATTCAGGCACAGGACTTTGCCACCGACTATAAGAGCCTTGCCGCCTACTATGAGCGCTGCAGTCTTGTATGTGGTAAATCGTCCGATCACCACACCGCCAAACATGTAATCTTCATTCTTTACTTTGATACTGTAGCCGTATCCCAGGAAGCTCTCACCGCTTTCGGTCTTTTTGCGCCAGGAAAACCATGCTGCCGAATAATTCTTTGTGACCTCGCTTCCATTCCGGTACACAACTGCAGTCACTGTTGTGGTGCCGTCTTCGTTGTCATGATAGCGGACATTGTACAGAAGTGAATTTCCCACCAGACCATGTAGGTCTGTAGTTGTCTCGGACAGATTCATCTTCAAACCATCCACGCTTGTCTCAATGTTGGTTACTTTCTGGTTTGTCGTGACAATGGCAGCTTTTGCCTGGTCTGCGGTATTCTGGGCGGCTTTGATATCATCAGCCAGACTTTCCGCATCTGCCAGGAGCATGACGGTCTGGGTATCCAGGTTCTGGGCTCCGGACGCATCATATAAAGTACAGCGGATCATGTTCACGTCAGCTCCGGAGGGAGCGTATATCTTCATGATCTCAGCAGATGAAGAACCATACTTCAAAACATAGGTCTTTCCATTGTCTTTTGATTCCTCAATCTGAAAAATTCCGGAATAGCTGCTGATGATCCCATTGTCATTCTTAAATGCTGAGAAAGTCACGCTTTCCGGAACCAGAGTCTTTCCGTCCTTTTGTTTCCGGATCACCTGGCTGCTGACTCTGAGATCGTAGCTGAGACCAATCTTTCCGTCCTTTGCCTTGCTGATGGAAAATCTCTTGGTAATCCAGGAGCCCATTGACTTTACAACAAGCGTTTTACCGCCTACAACAAGCCCTTTTCCACCGACCAGAAGAACTTTCCCTTCCAGTCCATAAAGCCCAGAAATATCCACGTAGCCGTTGTCAGAAGTCATTGCTGTGACCTGATACGTTCTGGTTTTCGGGTTCCAGGTACCGTTTACTCCTTCAGAAGCTTTCACCGTAATCTGGTCAATGTGATCGGAAACATCCGTATCGCCCAGATACACGGAAAAAGTGGTATGACAGCTGCTGTAATCCCCACCGGAACCATCCGTGTAGGTATGGACCACATGCGCATCATTGTCCAGGGAAGCCCCGATTGCATCCAGGGTGGAAATCCCGGACAAAGTGTCCATGGCTTTCTTCGCCGCGTCAGAAGCTGCATTTGCCGTGTTGCTGGCAGCATTTGCGGTACTGGCGGCATTGGATGCAATCGTAGAAGCACTGACAATGTTGGTATTCATCTGGCTGTATAACTGGTTCAGGCTCTGGTTCTGATTGTCAAACCAGATCCGGCTGCTCTTGATGCTCTGGGAGCTGCCGTTGATAGCCGACACCACCGAAGGGATATCCAGCTTAGTGCCGGCAATGGCTGCGTTATCCGCCACCATCTTATTCACGATCAGACCATCTGCAATAGCGCCTTCTTTCACACCTGTGGCATCCAGCAGAATCCCTTTTCCGGTCTTATCGAACAGGGAAAAGGTAAAATCACCGTTTGCATCCCTGCCAGCCTGCATCCGGACGGTTCCATCTATGTCCCTCCACTGCTGGGTTGCCCCCTGGATCTTAATCCCGCCATCGTCAGATGTAATCATAAATTTATTGGTGGAAATGGTGCCGCTTAAAAGATCCCCGACCGTGACCGTCTGCATAACTGCAGTTCTGATCAGTGCAGAGTCAATCACAGCATTCTGGGAAGTAAGGTGGATGTTCTGCAAATCCCCCACACCGGCACCACCTGCAAGCAGCGTTTTGATATTGGCATAACTGGAATCCAGGATATTGATCTTTGCATTGGCGGCAGTAAAATTTGTAGCAGTCAGATCCCTGAAGCTTCCAAACTCTGCATCCAGGTTCTGTACCGTCGCATTGACCGCATTCAGATTCTGGATTGTGGCAAATTTCAAATTGGCAGTATCCACATCCAGCTTATTGATCATTGCGTGGTCAATCATCACCAGCTGTGCATAATACCGCTCCATTTCCTTTGTAGTGGGGCCTTTCCAGTTTGCATTTGTTTCATCTTCTGATAAACCCACAGCCTCCACAGAATCCGTAAAACCGCCATCATACTCCCTTTCCAGTTTCATCAGCGGAACCTTGTAGGAGCCCCCTTTTCTGTCTTTCACGGTGAGGACGTCCCACGGATCCAGCCGTGGGTCTCCCATCATCCGGAGGGAGCCAGGCATATAGGAAAAACCTTTCAGGGAATCCATCACTTTGTCCAGGGTATCCTGTGTCATAAACGGATTGGAAAAGATCACTGCCCTTGGTCCGTCTCCGGATGAAACAGAAACATCTTTCCCCTCTTCATCCTGGCCAGTGTAGCAGGTAAGCTTTTCCACCTGGAACAGGTAATCGTTATGTTCAAAAGAATCCCAGTATCTGCCGGTGCTGACCGTATAACCGCTGTCCACGTAGCTGTGCAGTTCAATCTGTCCATTTCTGTTACATACCGCAAAACAGCCGTGAAGCTGTGCTGCGTAAGAAAGAACCTCCCTGCAGCTGTAACCTTTCGGAACTTTCATGGAAATGCCGGAAAGACCATCTGTTACAACCATCACCCCTGTGATTTCCTGGATTCTTTTCAGAACCGCCGCCGTATCCGTGCTGTCTCCATCCATAGAGAATGCACGCTCTGTTTTCATCATCCGGTCATAGGCTGTAAACTCAATCTGCTCTTCATTTCTGAATGGTTTTCCAGGCGTGAAATATCCCATGGGGATGTATTCCACCAGTCCATTCACTTCCATTCCGATCTGGACCAAGAGCTCATGCCCCTCAATGGCTTTTCCTGGATCCGGAATTGTGATGGTAACGTACTGGCTCACTGTGGAGCCAAGGGAAAAATCATCCTCCACTTCTGCTCCGCCAGTAAACTTAATGCTTTTGGCATTTGTTATGGATACATCATCATAAGTGATGAGTGCTTTAAAAGTTCGGGAATCCTGTAGTACCAGGTTTCCAAAAGCTTCTGAAGACTGATACACAGGACCACCTCCTACTCAGTCATGATCTCAAGTGTTTCCAGGTCAGCCACTGTCAGGGCATCATAACGTGGATCGTCACATTTCTCAATCTCTTCCTCAGAAACAGTATGGATACCAGCCTCTGTCTCAATCGCCAGGAGCTCATCCAGGTCTTTTGCAAAGCCCTCTTTGTCCTCGATGGAATACTGCCCGTTCTCAACCAGGAACTTTCCATCCTCGCCTTTTGCTGCGTATTTCTCAAGCAGTTCCTGACGCTCTGCATCATAGGCATTGGCTGCATCACTGACTGCTGCCAGGTTCTTTTTGATCGCATATCCAAGCTTTACCGGCAGCCGCTTCTTCCTTAAAGAAGCACAGCCATTGACAAAATTTAATATATCTTTATTTTTCAGTTTCATCTGCAGTACCTCCTGTTACACGCTCGTCCTCAGCCGCATAGACTAACTGGTTAAATGCTTCAATATCTTTTCTGCACTCTGCCCTGTTTGCCTCGTACAAGTCGCGGTCCTGGACGGTAATACTGGTGCTTGCGTTCCCAGCTTCCGGGATCTGCGCAGACATGTACACAACAGGTCTGTCATTGATCATGCTGTTGAAATTCATGGATACTGATTTTGTTCCTTTTAACATTTTGGTTTCCTCCTATTTTTGAATCAGGTCCACAGCCACACCCTGGTACGTCTTCACACCTTTATGGTAGGTATATACAGGGTAGGCTGGAGCGCCTGCATAAAATCTTTTCGTTACTTTGGTATTTGTCCCGGGATCCAGGAAAGTCACATTAAAAAAAGCAGGGGAAACGGCTTTATCAATCACCACTGCCTGCTCTCTTGTCAGCGGCGGCCAGCTGCATTTCAAAGTATATTTAATCGCAATCAGGTCTCCCACCATCTCGCCATTGGCTGCACGTCCGGTATTTTGGGACCATATTTTTTCTTTTGTCACGGTAAGACCATTCAGCTTAAGACCTGGCATTGGTACTCCATCAATTTCAATATCTGAAGATGTTTTTGTAGTAGTTGTTCCACTGCTTACAAAGTCACTCAACCGACCACCTCCTAACTAAATACTGGTTTCCCAGTAGATTTCTGATACTGCTGTCCCTTTTTTCGGACAATCTTGAACAGCTTGTCTGCATCACCTTCCAGGTAAATATGGATCTCTGCCTCTCCGTCTTTGGACTGTGATCTGCTCTCCAGCGCATTTACCACAGCATCATATACACCGGCACGGATACCTTCGATAATCTGATTATTGTTGGCAACGGCATTTTTGCTTCCCATTCGGCCGACCAACTCAGGACCACTCTCGCGCGCCATGAACATTTCACCGCTCTCTGGAAAACCGCCTTTGGCATACCAACTCAATCCAAAGCTTGGTGTAGAGAAGCTCACAGGGCCTACGTTGTGTTTATTCCAGGATACGGAAACATGCGGTAGCGGAATATGTACGGAACCAAATCCACTGGCAAAATTCTGAATTGCATTTTTTCCGGTATTGAACAAATCTGGGATTGCATTGCTGATCTTATTTGGAAGATCCTGGAACCAGTCCCCTATGCCGTCCCATTTTTCACTCAATCCATCTTTTAAACCAGATAAAACATTTCCACCAGTCTCAACCAGCCAGTCCTTGGCATCTGACAGCTTGTCCTTCACCCTTCCTGGAATTTTTCCAATCCAGGTTAAGACAGAGCCGATATTATCCTTCAGACCTTTCAGTAGTCCTGAAATAATAAAGCCACCCTGCTCAGCCATGACTGTCGATGGACTGTGGATTCCGAATGCATTTTTGAAACCATCGATAAATGGATCAAAGATATGCTGCTTGATCCAGGAACCGATTCCCTTCACACCATCAACAATACCTTTGAAAATACCCTCGACTACATTTCCACCGCACTCTTCAATCTTCTTCTGGAAATACTGCTTTGCCTCCTGCACTTTTTCGCTGATTACGCCTCCCAAGAAAGCCGCAAGACCTCCAAAGGCTGCACCGATCAGTTCGAAAGTACGGTCTGCGATTCCATTCCAGTCAATTGTCGCAAGACCTTCCCAAACTTTTTCTCCCAGCTGGTACCAGTCAATCCCTTCAAGAGCAGTTATTCCAAAATCCAGCAGACCTTTCAAGCCATCGGAGAATGTATCTCCAATGCCAGCAAAGTCAACCGTCTGGATTGCGCTGTTTACAAGCTCTGACAGTGCACTTCCAGCTCCTATCCAATCAAAATTATTGATGGATGTATGAAGGAAGTTCCAAATAGTGTTAAGCTTATTAGCGTAGGTTTGTCCGACCAAGCTCCAGTCTGTTGTCTGGATGAAGCTATTCAGCCCGTCTGTAAGACCTTTGGCAATGTTGCAGACGGTTGTATTGATCTGGTTCCAGTCGAGGCTGCCCAGAGCGCCATTGATGCCATTACCGACCGCATTTCCAAGACTTCCCCAATGAAAGTTTTCTGCAAAAGTGTTTGCTGTTCCAAATACCGTATTAACACCTTGTGACAGAGTATTTCCCACCAGATTCCAGTCTGTAGCTTCAATAAAACCATTTAAGAATGTAGCTGTGCTCTTGGCGATTCGGTTACAGGTGTTCTTGATAGAATCCCACGGAATGTTCTGTAATGCTGCATTCAGCTTTCTGCCGACAATTCTGCCAATCTCTGTAAAATCGGCATTCTTCCAGGCTTCCTTAATCTGCGCCGCCAGAGCTTTCATTTCGTTTGAAACATTCAGTGTCTCAAACATGTCCTTTCCAGTAAGGCCGCCAGTACCGGCACTGTCAGAAGAACTGGAACCGGACGTATCATCCAGTTTATTGATCTGGTCGAACCCAAGAAGTGTGCGCTGCAGCTTTTTATTTGCATCATTTGCCTTGTTGGCACTCTTTGTGTTCTTGTCAAGACTTGCAGCATAATTCTGGTTCAGCTGTTTGGCTTTGATAAAGGTACCGGCGCCGGTCAAAGCACTGATAAGCTGTCCAATTGCATTTACCACAGAAATGATTTTCTGGATTACTGCATTCAGGATTGGTGCCACAATATTCAGTACCGGTGCAAATGCTGCTGCAAAAGCATTTTTCAGCTGAGTCAAGGAGGACATCAGCATAGAAAGGCTGTTATTGGTATCCCCGCTGTATTGAGACAGATTTTTGAATCCATCCACCAGTGCACTCCGTAGCTTGTTCACCAAGGCAAACAGGCTTCGAATTCCCAAGGAATACTTCAGCAGATTTTTCAGTCCGCCACCAAAGGAACTGCCATTGTCTTTTACTCCACCAGTGAACCGGTTTAGGATAGGAATTCCGCTTGTGAATTTCTGAATCAGTGCACCGAATAAACCAGATGTACGTCTGATCACACCTCCTACTTTTGAAAATGCAGAGGTGACTCCGCCAAGGATTCTTACCAGTCCACCCCAGCCTTTCGAAACCGCTGATGCACCGAGACCTGCTACCTTACCAATGCCGCCGACAACTGATTTTCCCAATCCCATTGCCTGCTTTGGAAGAGATACCGGTCTCTCTACATCCGCACCATTTGCTTTCATCTCTGACATCTCAGTTTTATATCCTTCAACGGCATTCTTTGCCTTTTCGATGTCATATTGCAATGATTTCCATTCCCTGCTCTGTTCTTTGACACCAAGTGCCTCCAGTTTTTTCTGCTTTTCAAGTAAATCAGCCAAAGCATCTCTTGCCTGGCCTGCTTCCTCCCGAAGCTCCTGAAACTCCTGCGTTGGAACCTTTATCCCGGATTTTATCTGAAAGTCTTTTACCATTCCCTTTAAAGAAACAGAGGACATTGTTTTTCTGATTTTCTGCAGCATCCCCTGGATCTGCGATGTACTTTTCGCAGTGTCCTGTTTGGCACTGTCCAGTGCTTTTTTCAATGGGCTCTTATCCGCTGTCACGGTAACCTTTAAGGTTGCAAGATTCTTATCGTCTGCCATTCATTTCACCTCCTCAGGGCATAAAAACTGGCAGTCGGGTTATAAGCCTAACTGCCTTCGTCTGTTTACTTCTGCAATATATGCTTTTCTTCGTTCCCTATAATCTTCCATCTGCTGTTTCAGCTGATTCTCTTCCCAGGACTTTTTCTCAATCTCAAAAAAGCTTGGATAGTAATCCCAGGGATGGGGCATTGCCTCTTTATCACCAGCAACAGGTGCCAGGATATTAAGTGCAATCACTTCTGCTATAATGAAATCGTCCTGAATTTTCAGCTTACGTTCCTGCTCTTTCCGTCTGCCGTAGCTTTCCAGCATGTCTATGATCTCATTTACAGAAGAATTCCAAAACAGGTCAATGGAAATACCTGCATCAAGGGCATATGGGTACAATTCGCTCAGAAACTCTGAGGTTGTCTTTACTGGTTCTCCAGCTCCTCCATGATGCTCTGAGCCTGTTTCTCCGGGAAAAAACCCGAAACCACCAGGGTAGGGATTACCACCTTTTTGAACAGATCAACCTGGTTTCCACCTTCCTCTGTCCAGGAATCGTAAATCTTCTGGATATCCGGGTAATCAATCCCATGCTCCCAGGGCTCCATAGCCGCCTGAATAATAGTCAGCATGACCGACAGGGAGGGCATGTCTTCCACCAGGTTCATAATATTCTGGCGATACTTGTTCTCCAGCTTGCCAATTGTAGAAGCTTTCAGTTTCAGTCTGTAATCCCTGCCTTTTACTGTCCAGTACCAGAAGGGCTTGCGCTTCTTTTTCTCTTCATCCAGGTTTACAACCTTTTCCTCTTTCATCTCGTCCTTTTCGGACACATCATTTAATCCGCCTAAACTCTCCATGTGCTACCTCCTTATGCCGGATCCGCGTATACAATGTCAGACTGCACGATCATTGTCAGTTCAAACTCGATCACACCGTTGACGCCTCCGCCAGTACGTTTTACGGAGACCTGTGCGTCATACTGGATTTTGGTACCATCTATATCTGACTCTTCAAAACTTAATACTTCTTTGTCCTCTGCCGCCTGACGCATAACACGATACGGGCTGTCCGCCTTAGTGTTATCGTACTTGTACTTATACACCATATCTGGTAAGTCACCAATTCCAAGCTCATACATCTTATGAGGGTCTGTAAGAGTTGTATTTTCTACTTTTTCCGGCTCAGAACCAAGCTCCGGAATCTCTTTCAATCCCGGAAGGTCTTTATACGTGGAACTTGCTTCAGATTTCTTTTTATATCCTAACTTTGCACCATTTGCTAACATGCTTCGCTCTCCTTTCTTAATTCAGCCAGTATACCTGGTCTGAATCCATATCAATAATTCCTTCGTACCTCATCTGCTTGTGCTTCATGCCGGATGGATCCGGAACATCTGCACAGCCGATACGCTTTAACCCAAGAGCGGACACAGCCTTATCTACAGCAACCGCAGTTGGTGAGGTATTTTTAAAATCCCAGATATCAATGCGGTACCGTACCTTGGATTTATCTTCTCTCATTCCTTCTGCACTTCCACTGCCTTCAAAGACGCTGTTGTCTTCTTCGGTAAACTGAATGGTTGGTTCATTCCCTGCCCACTCTTTCGGGTATGTATCAGACACATGCTCTGAAACAGTGAGCAGTGCCGCGAATACTTCATCTTTTACATTTTTCATTTAATGCTCTCCTTTATAGCAGCTGAAAAATCAGCTTTCATTCCCTCCAGGATCTGATCCTGACTGTCTTTTAACGCCGGATACATGAACGGATAAGCGGGCTGTCCAGTGCACAGATAAAAGCGTCCATCTGGAGTATCCAGGTAAAACCAATGGTATTTCTCAGCCACACGCCTATCCACCTGACTTTCATGGATCCACCAGGGATTCTGCGTATAGGCTGGCGTAATCTCTGGTGAAATGCCTGCATGGTTCTCCTGACCTTTCGGTCCGGTACCAAATTCCAGATAGGTCGCATAAGGTTTATTTGTCCAACAGACACCAGTTACCGTATCGCCGTTATCTTCCACTTCTGCATAAATGCTCTGCCTGAGTTCCCCTGTATCCACATGTACATTCATAACGGCTGCGCTTCGTACAGTTTGGATAGCATTCCCGATTACTTTATTCAGATCTACATCTGACAGCTGATCCAGCTTTATTTCCAGTTCATCCAGACCTTCCGCGCTCATGTCCGTTCCACCTCCAGCGTCAGAAAACGGTATGATTTAATTGCAACAATCCTGTAATCCGGCTCAGTATTCTCACCGACGAACAGGCAAATTCCATCCAATTCCATCAGATCAATACCATTATCCAGAATGTAATGCAACCGTCCATTTTCATCCGGCTTGATAGCATATCCTCCGTCAATTTTCACATTACGGATGTACCCAAGTCGCTGTCCATACTGCTGCGCCTGGACTTTCCCGGAAGCAGGCCAGGATTCCCCAGAAAAAGAACTGGCAGCACTGTACTCTTCGTAAGTGCTGCCCTCTTTATCCTTTTTTACCATCCGTTTTCTGTGATAATAAGTCTCAAGTCTGCTTTGTCTTAGTCTCATAGGTTCTGCCTCCCACTCTGGCTAGCCGGAAACGGTTCAGTACATCATAAATCTGCCTGGGAGCATTGTCGAAAGAATAGGACTCACCGCCTTCACTTCTGCCTGTCTCGCCCTCTGTTCCCAGACGGTTCAAGGCAATCACAGCAAGATCGCGCACAGCTTTCTCAAGTCCGGTAACAAGCCTGGTCCGATTAGTATACCCCAGAACAAACGCTTCTGCCTCGTCAATCAACACTCCAATCAGTTTCTCATCATTGTTGCCGGTAAGAATTTTCAAACGCTCTATGGCTTTTACTTTCTCTTCATCCGTCAATCAAATCACCCTTTCAGGACACCAAGCAGTTCTTCTTTGCTCAGACTGGAATAACCGGAAAGACCTTTTTCCTTGGCAACAGCCCGAAGCTTTGCCAGGCCCATGCTGTCAAGGTCTCCAGGAGCTTTTGCCTCTGAGGATTCCTTTTTGGAATCCCCGGAAGTCTCTACCAGCTTATAACCATCTTTAAGCAGCAGCTCGCACTTGGAAGCATCCACTTCACGTTCTACATTTTCTCTGATCACTCTCATGCTTTTGCCTCCTTGATATTCACATAAACGGAATCCAGTTTGTTCTCCAGGATCCAGATATCATGGAATCTACGGTAATCCAGCTGCCATGCGTTTAATCTCTGGTTTACTAACGGATCAAAGATTCTCATGACATCCTGTTTTGTGATTGCAATTGGTGTGGTTACCGGGCAGATAAAGAAGTTGACATTCTTTGCGGTGGCTCCCTTTTCATAACCGCCCTGTTTCTGCCCCTCTGTCTTTCCATCATTGATCTTGATAGAAGTATACATACGGTTAGAGGATGTTGGAATAATCGGCACGCGGTCCACAGAAGGAACTTGTGTGTCAATGCCGCCTTTTGAAAAGGTTGTCGCAGTGATTTTTCCAGCAAGTTCCAGTTCCAACTCCATGATAAAATCAGTAGTTGCCTGGCATACAAGAGGTCCGGTATAGTTATCCTGTACCGCCTTGATACCTTCTTTAAAAGCTCTGAGCGCAGAAGTTCCAGTGGCTCCCGGAGTGTAGCCATAATCCACCATTCCTGCCTTTTCAGCTGTGATTGCTTCTGTAGCCACTTTAGAGATACGGTAAGCGTCAATCTCTGGAACTACGTGCATTCTCTGGAACTCACCCATAACAGCAGACGCTGTTGGAATGAAGTTCGCCTCGTTGATATCCATTGGATCAAGATTGAACAGACGTCCACGATCCTGAGTCATTGTTTTTGTCTGATAATTCAGAGTAACGGAGCCCTGTGTATATCCGTTATCCCTGTCATAGTCTCCCATTCCCTGAAGGGACATTTTCGGGATCTTTACTTCATTTCCACCGTTATAGATCACACGTCCTGCGTTGGCGTCCATCCATCCGGTTGTTGCTTCCTGTACTGCGACCTTATCCAGCATAGTCATAAATAAAGTTGCAGCTGCTAATGTGTTAATTGCCATAATTTATTCACTCTCCTTTAATTATTGCCCATCATGATGTTATACACCTGCTCTTCCAGGGCTTTCTGTGCGTCACCGCCTGGTGCCTTCTTCGGAGGCTTGCCGCCTTTCAGCTTTTCCTCCACTGCAGTCTCTACAGCTCTCTGGAACACTTCCTTGACTTTCTCCATGGATTTCTTGCAGGTATCAGCGTCTGAATAATCCAGTACCTCTGCAAGTTCCTGGGGAAGCCCATCACTGGCAAGGGTGTTCTTGGCTTCTGCCATCAGCTCCTTGCGTGTGATTGCTGCCTCTCTGTCAGTAAGTTCCTTTTCTCTTTTCTGCTGCATGTACTGCGCTTTTTCTTCCTTTGTCATCTTGGCGAGCTTCTCGGCTTCGGAAAGCTTATCATCCGCCAGTGCCTGCCACTTCTCCTGGGCTTTTGTCACTGCCGTATTGACCGCCTTCTGGACACGTCTGTCAAACTCCGCCTGGTTGCCGCCGGTCTTCAGAAAGTCATCAAAAGATGGAGGGGTATCTCCACCAGCTCCACCTTCACCGCCTGCGCCCTCGCCAGATCCACCGCCATTGCCGCCATCAGCCCCAGCGCCGTCTCCTCCTTCTGCAAAAAGCTGCAGGTTCATTGGTACTTTACAAAATGCTTTTACAATTCTATTTCTCATGTCTATCCTTTCCGCCCAGCCTATTCCCTTTCAGGGCCCGGGCCATTCGTTTCAGATTTTCTAGTTTACCCTCGTTTCGGAGCATAAAAATAAGACGCGTCACCCTGCGTCCCAGAGGGAGATAATTGGATCACCTATTCCTTTCTCTGTGCGGTCTTAGCTGGTTCCTTCACGATTTCAGCCATACCTTCCTTCACCAGGTGATCTGCTCTGGCCTCGTCCACATCCAGGACGGTACCAGGTTCGATTACCTTGTGCAGACGGATATCGCTGTAACGCTTGATTACTTTTACCTTCATGGTTCTCACCTCCTCTTGCGCCGGCGCAATTTTAATCATTGTGAGTTACTTTGAAGCCAAACTGCGGAAGGAAATTAATCTCATAATGGTACTTGTCCACATCCGATCCAGAAATGTCTTCAACTACATACATGGTATAATCATTCAAATAAACATAGTCTTTCTGGTACTTTCCTTCTGCGGTCTCAATAATTACTTCCAGTTCTCTTGAAGAGTTGTTCTTCAGTGCGAATGTTCCAGTCAGCTCTAACAGGATGGTATCTGTTCTGGCATTTAATACTGTCAGCTTTCTGGTTACGTTAAAGTTGTCTGCTTCCTGAGAAATGTTCTGACTTACCTGATCAGCTTCTGAACAGCCTGTGGCAATAAAACATGCCAGGATTACCAGTGCCATTAATACTGCAATTCTTTTGATTGCTCTTCTTTTCATTTTCTTGACCTCTCTTTCTTAAAAATAAGTACAAAAATAACACGTCTTATGGCGTGCTATCATTGTTTTTGTAACGGTATTAACAATTGTTAGTTAGAAATTACCTTTTCTATATCATCCATAGTTGCGTTAATAGTATCCCAGTCAGCAGGCGAATCCCCTACATCCACAAGGAAATGTGTATCATCTAATATCTCAACAACTGCTGCCTTCCGTCCATCTTTCAGAAGGACTGTATCAAATTCTTTTATATGCATTTACTTCGCCTCCTTAATGTACGTACTGGTCAACTTTGTTGTGCCATCAGCCTTTTTGATCCATGCAACAATTACATTTGCTGGTGTGTCCTTAAGACCATACAAAACCATTTTCTGTTCATATCTATCACCAAATCCTTCATTTCCTTTGAACGTGGCCGGATACTGCGTTGTGCCTTCTTTCAACGCTTTCTGAAGTTTCTGCCAATTATCTATTCCATAACCCAAGCGATCTGTAAAGGCTCTGCCCTTAGGATAACCTTTCTCACTGTTCTCATCAAACAGATATTTCGTAAACTTAGGCTCTGGCAAAATTGCGTTTTCTGCATTCGGCAGTTTCAACTCTGGATGCTGCAGAAGCTCATTCCTTCTCTGGTAATCCAGCTTCATGAATCTCCATTTCTCAGGTTCATTATACTTGATTTCCTGGAATCCTGCAAAACTTTTTGGAATTTCTTTTCCCAGGACTTTCTGATAGCGTTCATACTGTTCCCGGTCTGATGCACTGTTCTTAGTAGCCTTCTCCTGGGCTTCCGCCTTGGCATTCCCTTTCACGTATTTCTCATACCACTGGTCATAGGTCATATTCGCTGGCACCTTCTCTATACAGCCTGTAGCCTGGTTATAGGCGCTTCTTTTCATCCGGGCGAGAGTTTTTTCATCAATAATACTAATGGTTGTAGAACGGCACCAGGGATGCATGGGCGGATAGTTCTTTCCCACTTGCCTCTCTGACAGTAAAAATACTTTTCCATCCAGACTCCGGCAGATCTCACTGGTACGTAAGTCCAGAGTTGCAAGATACCGGTATTTCTCTACACCGCACTCCTTATAAGCCCTGGCGGTAAGCTCACCAGCTACAAAGCAGCTCTCTGTCCTCACCAACCGTCTTGCCTGGATAGCTCCCGCCCCAAACTTGTATTCAATAATCTGTGCTGTTTCCCGATCAGTACGGCCTGTGAGAAGACTGACCAGCATTTCTTCTTTCAATGTCTGCGCCAGATTTTCTGTGTTCTTCCAGATACGCTTTGAGTAATGCTTTCCAGACCAGTTCATCCGTAGCACTTGATCAACCTGTTTCTTGCTGATATGGGAAAAGCTGAAGCCAAAACCGGTACGCTTCTGGACATTGTAAATAGACTGGTAATAAGCCTTTTCTCCCAGATCACGTAGGAAACTGGTATCAAACTGCTGCTCCTGGTGGTAGACATTTTCCATCAGCCCGTCTACCTGCTGCATAACATCCTGTAGTCTTTCAAGCCTTGCACGGTATGCCGGAGATTCCAGTTCCTGGACAAGCTCCTGCTTGTTCTTTTCTGAATAATCTTTATTCTTCAGTGTCTGCAACAGTTCATCTAAAGAAGTCTTATCCTGTAAGGTATCTAATAACCGGCGCGCTTCTGTCTCTGACAATTTGTGTTTTGTCATATACTTTTCAAATATATCTTTCGCAGCGTAAGTCAGATTCATAGAAGCACTTCTGTACACTTTTGCGATCAGATCAGCCGTGGCTTCCGCATCATCCAGGTTCTTGTATAAATCCCACACGGCGCGTCTTTCCCAGTAGTTACTCATTCAGCATCATCCTTTTCAGATTTATCTGGTTCCTTCTGATCCGGATTACCATCTTGCGGTGGTGTGTTCTCCTGCATGCCGAAGACCTCCTGCTGCCGTTTCAGGTTCTCTTCTGTCTCTTCATCCAAAGCTTTCAGTTCCTCGTCCACATCATCCACAAATGGTACCTGGGACAGTAATGTTTTTCTGCTTACTTTTCCCCACAGGTTTGCCACAATCTGGGAGATCTCCAACAGATTCTTCGGCAGTGCCCTGGTAAAGGTCATTGTGATTCCGGCCGGATCCACACTCTTGCCATGGAGTGCCAGATAATTGCAAAAAATTCGAATGCGCTTTCTTAAACCTTTTCTGTAATATCTGGTCTTTATCTTGGTGATATTCTCCATTCCCAGGAGCTTAAACTCCATAGCCACGCCAGACACATTTCCACCAAAGGACTCATCTGACATACAGGGAATATGGGAAAACTTGTGGATATCCTGTTCAATCGCCTTCTTCAGAATCTCAACACCAGATTCATCAAACGTCCTGGTCAAGTACTCTGCCTTAGCTGTGTCCGGCATTTCCAGTACCTTGTACTTTTTCAACCTTTCTTTTGCCTTTTTGATGTTCAGATCTTCCTCTTCTGTACCAGGCTCATCCTCATCTGAGAGCAGCGTGCCATAAATGGCAAGAATGGCATCAATAAACTGCTCCTTGTCTGTGATACGGTCGCTCATCAGCGCGTTGTAAGCGTCGATCAGAGGAATCTGAAGCTCAAAGTCACCGATTGCCAGCTTATTGTTTAGATACTCTATAATCGGGATTTCTCCCAGATAATGGGGAACTGGCAGTTCTGTTGTCAGCTGCGGTACTTCATTATTCTGAATGTCCAGCTCATACTTGAAATTCGGCGTCAGCACGGTTGCTATGTAATGCTCCGGTCCCGTCCCCGAATCATCTTTCCGGACATAATAATAGACAGCAAAGAGCTCGTTTTCCTCTATGCTGTCATCTTTTACCATGAACGTATTTTCCGGGGACAGGTTCTTGGTCAGTAGATTATTCTCATTTTCCTTCACATACACATATTCATAAGCCAGGCCATAGATGGAAAGATCCAGACCATTATCACCGTCAGTCTCATCTGCCCCTGCTGTCTCCAATGAATCTGTCAAATCCTTTATATCAGCATCTGACTTATAAGTAACCGGATTTCCGATAAAATAACTGCTGGCTGTGTCTGAAATGTCCTTTGCATGGTTGCATACCAGCCTGTTTTCCCGCTTGGCATCTTCCAGGATCTTATGTTTCCCCTGGTAATAAGCCATGTTCTTTTTCAGATCTCCAACCTGGCTGATGTGCTTACTGATCAGCTGACGGATGATCCTTTTGTCCGGTGCCCGCTCGTCAAATTTTTCTCTTGGAATTGTAAATATATACATCGTTCTCACCTACTTATTTCTCGAAGTCTCGCTACCCTGCTGCCAAGCACTGTGCTCACAAAGTAACGTACAGCGTCACAGCTGTGATCGTGCTGCTTAACAGGCTTGTCCTCCCCACGTTCCAGGGCTTTTTCATCCCAGATATAGGAAGCAAATTCTTTTATAGTTTCTGTACAGGAGCTGGCAAATTTCAGCAGCTCCAAATTCAGCAGCATTCCTACCAGCCGGATTCCATCCAGCACATCATTGTTGGCTTTCAGAACCTTGTACCCGCGTTTTCGTAGCTCTGCAATGAAGGAAGCTGCAGATGGATCCACGATGATTGCTTTTATCTTCGTGCCATCCAGCCATTTTTTTAAATCATCTGCATATTCAGAATCTGTTTTCTGTTTGCCTTTATCACGTCCTGAATAGTAATATTCCCGGATGCAGTACCAGACTCCATCCCTGCCTTTGTTCCAGAGCAGGAAGACGGTTGCATTCTGGGTACCATAGTCACAGGAAACATATCGGTTGCCGTTGATCAGAAGCTGAAAGAAATCCTTGATATCGCGGACATGCCTGGCTTCATCAAACATATCATAAATAACGCCCTCGGCTGCTGCCCATAATCCCAGGATGTAACGCTTGAAGAATACGCCAATGTACATGCTGCGGTATCTGGCTTTTACCTCTTCATCCAGGGACAGGTTGTCATCCATGGTGAAATGCAGATACAGAAGCTCTTTCAGTCCTGGATCCTTGCCTTCTACTTTTGCCTTCTGGCGGATCTTTCTGACCTGTTCTTTTCCCAGGTAGCCCGTGGCTTTATCGATCCAGTTGACCTTGAACCAGTGATACGGCCCGTCCGGGTTACAGTTAAACCAGAACTTGGAGCCTTTCACAGAACAACGTCCTGTTGCCTGGTTGACAAAGGATTCCGGCATCAGTGCAACCTCATCAAAGAACACACCAGCCAGTGTAATACCCTGAATAAGATCCTGAGAACGTTCATCTTTACCGCCAAAGATGTAGAAATAATTTTCAATACTATTCTTCCGCACAACTACCAGGTTGTCTGCGCGGTGATCCGTGATAGAGTAACCTCTTGACCGGAGCATGAGCTTCAACCAGAACAAAACATTTCGCCGAAAAGAACCGATTGTCTTTCCACACATGGCAAAGTTCTGACCTGCAAAGCTGCTCATTGCCCACATAACAAAAGACAGCGACATGCTGACAGTCTTTCCTGATCGGATAGCTCCGTCTGCTATGATTCCATCTTTGTCATGGACTGGGGATTCTTTGCACCACCAGGTCAGTACCTGTTTCTGCTTCTTTGAGAATGGAGAGAAGTGAAATGTCTGGCCGTTCTGTCTGATTGTCCGGTTCTGCTTCATCTGCTGCAGGCGCTTCTTAAGGCTGTTTAGTTTCTCATACATCCTCATCACCCCAGACATTTTCGGCAGAAGCATTCATGGCTTCCAGGAAACCGTCATCCGTATTGTCCTCATTCTGTCCATCCTGTTTCAGAAGCTCCAGCTCGAACTTCATAGTTTCAAGCTCCAGATGAGCATCATCATAACCAAATTTATGCAGGGCTTCAATTGCCCTCTGGCGTCTGGCCTGTACTCTGGTCAACGCATCCTCAATGGACTGGATCTGACTAAGGATTCCCTCATATTCCCTCAAGAGTGTGGGCTTGCCTTTCTCCATACCGGATTTGTACTTTGTGACCGACATTCCGGGAGGAGCTTTTTCAAGCTCATCCTCCCCTTGGTCATCTTCTGGATCCGAAATCTGCTCCAGAAGCTTCAGGGATTCAATCCGCTTTAACATCCGCCGTTCCCGGACAGTCAGCAGCTGGATCTCCTGCAGAAGCAACTGCTCTTTATCTGGCTGTACTGTCTGAATCAGCTTCTGTTCATCTGGTTCTAAGCAATCAAAAAAGAGAGTCTCAAACTCTCCTGTCTTAACTGCATTCTTATTCTCCGGCGGACCGGTTGCATTTTGATTGCCTGGCTGACCGCCCTTTTTCCTTTTTGCAACGTTGCGTTTTTCTTTTGCAACGTTGCAATCCCATTTATATCTATTTTTCCAACTTCGAACAGTACCTTCCGGCAGATTCAGCTGACTTGCAATCTCAACTAATTTCATGCCTTTCAGACACATGGCCTTTGCCTGTTCAATTCTTGGATCCGGCGCTCTGGCCATGTCTCATCACCTCTATTCGTCGTTTTTTTTGTACAACAAAAGCAGCCCCGGGGAGCTGCCTGTGTTTTTCTTATTACTTTTGTTTACTTAAAAGCTTTAAGCTCATTATCTACATTCTTTAAATACACTCGGAATTGGCCAAGCATTCCTTCTACTTCATGTTTACGAGCTTCATCTTTCACTTCATCTAAAGACTTTTTCAAAGCTTCAAATTGATCTATTGTTTTTGTAACAGAATCACGATATTCTGATAATGCTTTCCTATGTTTTCCAATATTGCATGTGCAAAATTCTGTTGTATATCCGCTAACGTCTAGTGCTTTTTTCCTACACTCTCCATATGAAAAGCTCCCCATCAGATCGAGCCTATCAAACTCTGCGTCATACTTTCTCATATCATTTGGTGTTTTAACAATTCCTGTGTTATCACATTCATTGCAATATTTTTGATTATCCATCTTAAATTACCTCTCGTTATTCATTAATTTGGTGTTGATCTTCGGTGACCGCTCACCTTAGTACCATCACCACGTTTATATGGTTTCACAACTACGATTTTCTTCTGCTGTTCTCCTCGAACACTGCTTTTTGTCTTTGCCATGTCTTCTACCTTATACCTTTCTTTAAAGTAGAAGCGTCCAACTGGTAAATACGCCTCAGTGATTATTTCCAATTATTGATTATTTAATTACTGATTCTTCTTTTTATCTGGCTCAGGTCCAGGACCTACCCAGAATCTAAAAGCTTTCTTACCGTGATCTTTGGCGTAAATTTTTTCGCCATCTTTCCCGGTAATCCATGCGCGGAAAATCCACATAGATTTATCCTCCTTTCGCAATTCACTCTTGCCAAAAGGTAAATCCAGTGGTACAATTCAATTGTCTAGAAGGAATTGTAACCAGTTGAACACTGTGTTTACTTTTTTCGCAAGAGCCAAGCATCTCATGGTGCTTGGTTTTTTGTATGTATAAAACCTTTCGGTTTGACACATCATCTGTGATATTCATTATATTGAATTGTTGCTGCTTGTCTGGACATTCCACATTTTTTCATTATCTCTTCAATGCTCATATCTTTAACAAGATCATAGGGAGCCATCAACTCTCCAGCAAATGTATTTGCCTGCCATTCCGGTTGGCGATATCTCGGGATATCACCTCGCGCATATGACATAAATTCCGGTTGATGTAAAATATAATGTCCCAACTCATGACACAACGTAAAACGATCGCGCGGTCTTCCCTTTACGGCTCCTTCATATACATCGCTTCGTATACGCATGACATTTTTCTCAGTATTAGTGGTTCCATATGTATCCTGCATTTCTCCTGGATCCACAATTTCAAAGTCCATTCCACTTTCAGGGTTAGCCAGAATCCACTCTATAAACTGCACAATTGGAAAATATTCCATTTTCTCACAGCCTATTGCCTTTCTAAATTCCCTTACTAGTTTTCGAATTTTGGACCTTGATAGTGCTTCAGCAGCAACATTCATTCATCATCACCCTCCTCGTTTTCCAAAAACTTTTTCAATTTGTTCCTGTCAAAAGAATTGAATTTTCTTGCAAAGGAAAGCATCATCATCCTGTCATTATCATTCCAATTGCTAATATCAATGCTATCGTAATTTTGAGCTTCATACATGCATTGATCCAATTCTTTAATCTTATCTGAATCTAACTCATATTCTCTGATGAGAATTTTCCTCCACTCTTTGGGTGGTTTTTTCTTGCCATTTTCAACTTTTGATAAAAAAGCAGATGAAACTTCTAATTTTGTCGCCATATCGTATAAAAGTTCACCCTTATCTATCCGAAGTTTTCGGCAGAACTTTCCGAAATTGTTTACCATAGCGTTTCACCCAATCCTTTCTAATTTGCCTCTCTAGGAGCTCCCCTTGCAAATATATATTAACCTAACTTGGTTAATTTGTCAACTCGTTTTCAGAAATTTTTTTTACATTTTTAATCATATCATAAAATCATTTACATTTCCACTAAAAATAATAGAAAGACATCCAACCACAAATAGTCAGATGTCTCTCTAAAAATAATATTTAAGAAGCTAAATCGGAACACCAGGACTCGAACCTGCGGCTCGGCTTAACGGCTCATGCTCCCTCCCGATCGGGGAGGTGTTCCGGTAGTGCAGAGTGCGCCACCTTTGCACTGCGATATCATTTTAGGCTACTGTGGTGCCAGCAATCCCCTGGCTGATATCTGCCAGAATCAACTGCCAGGCTGTGACACCTGGCAATCGCTTGTCAGAAACTTTTCACCACACTAAAAGGATTAAGCCACCGGCTCCGCTGAGCCTTCGGCTTCATTGTTATCTTACAACGACAAATCCGACTTTTCCGACTTTTTTCATTTAATCCCACACTTTTTCAAGTAGGCATCTCGGATATGTAATCTCGGATAGTCGGGGCTCTGGGAATATCCTGTCTTAGCCGCTATCTTCTCCCAGGTCATCCCATCCCGGTAAAACATCTTAAACACGCATCTAGTCTGACCATCTGGGATATCGTCAATCCATTCCTCAATAACTGCCACCTGCTTTTTCTTCTTAGCCAAAGTCTTTTTACGCCGGTTATACTTTTCACAGTCAAAACCAACTACTGTCTCTGGCTTCTTGGATCCGGATTTGCCATTGAGGATCACGCTGTTCCCCATGCCCTTGTCCGTCATCCACAGCTCATTCAACTCATATTCAAGGACTGGAAGCTCCCTTTTCAGTTTCTTGTAACTGTCCAGGAGCTTCCTGGTTATCTTGACTTCTTCCACCTCTGTCACCTCCCACAAGCTGCTCATACTTATGCATCCGCTGCATGATTGCCGGTTCTGACCTGGCATCCTCCAGGAGCTTCCTGGCCTTGTCCGGGTTCATGCTTAATTCCTTGGCAACCTGCAGCACTCTCTTCTCATCAATCATCCGGCACCTCCACTTCTGGCCACAGCATCGGTACGTTCAAATTGCGAAAATATCCTCTGCATACCTGCCGTATCGCACAGTTAAATACGCAGTCGTGAATGTCATTGTTTTTACAGTAAATTCTAATCGTGTTCACCGCCTCAGTGGCTTTCCGGTCCGTTGCCTTTCCCTGCTTGGTCTCTGTCATCTTTTTCACCTCTATCCTTGTTTACGGCACTTAATGCCCAGGCGATCACGCCAAAGGCTCCGATTAGCACGCCAACACCCATTGCAACGATTACGTCTATCATCTATTTTTTCCTCCTCGGACACCACTTAGGACTTGTCTTAATTGTTATCTCTGTCGAATACCTCTCTGTTTTGCAAATCAATGTATCAGCTGGACAACTGACATGCTCCCTTACTTCTGGGTGTTTACAATACCAGCGATTAGGTCTTCCATTCATATCTTGAAACTCAGTATTTTCACATTTCCTACATTTTGGTATCATTTCCTCGCCTCCCAGCTCCGGCACTCCCTGCAGCGGATCTTACTGCTGCATAAGGTGCCTTTTATCATTGACAGCCTCGGACAGGTCGGGTGGACGTATACAATCAGCTCCCCTACTCTGCCGGTACTGTGTTTACAGGTTTTGTATTTTGGCATATCCATCTTAAGCA